GTTGACGACCCGATACCCTAATGGCTGACGAGCACCCAACCGCCCCCGCCCCCGAGAGCCCCACCCCCGACGCGCCGGCCCCCGAGGCCGGCGCCCCGCCGGCGGAGGATTGGGGCGCGCGGTTTTCGAAACTCGAGGGCGAGCTCGCGCATGAGCGCGCGCAGCGTGCGGCCCTCGAGGGCACGTTGCGCCTCCTCGCCCCGCAACCGCAAATGGCGCAGCAAGGGCCGCCGCCGCTCGTGCGCCTCCCGCGCGACGCCGCGCAACGGATTGCGGCCACGCTCGGCGGGCAATGGAACGAGGAGGCCGTGCAATCGCACGCGCCCATCTTCGCGGCATTCGGGCAGGAGCTCTTAGCACCGCTGCTGCAAGGTATCGAGGGCATGGCCGATGTCGTCGACCTCTTACAAGTGCGGCAAGAGATTCCGCAATACGAAACGCAAGCCGAGGAGGCCGACCGCGTGCGCATGGAGTACCGGCAACGCGGCCAAGTGATTACGCGCAAGCAAGCCGTTGCGCTCGTAAAGGCACGCCGCATGGACGACCCGAAATATGTTGACACGTTGGTTGACGAGCGCGCCCGCGCTCGCTCCGCCGAGCACGCGCAGCGTGCCGCGGCCGCCGCTGGCGCCGTGACGGAGGGCGGGGCGAGTGCGCAGAAAGCCGGCCCCGAGCCGACCAAGGGCCCGCGCACGCCGCCGACGCGTGAGCAATTCGCGAATATGACGCTCGAGGAGAAACGTAAAGCGCTCGAGGGCGCCACGATCTAAGAGGAGGCCGCCATGCCCGGCAGTACCTATAGCTACAGTGATCCGGGGCTTAGTACCTCAACCACCCTCGTCAATGACCTCGCGCCGCTTTGGTTACAAGACGAGCTCTTGGCCATCGCGCAAAAGTTGACCGTGTTTCAGGACATCGGCGACTTGCCCAACATGCCCGATGGCGAGGGCAAGACGTACAGCGCGCAGCGATACGAGCGCCTCCCGCTCCCGAATGCGCCGTTGAGCGAGGGTATCACGCCCGATAGCACCGCGTTGATTGTCAACAAGGTGACGGCGATTCTCGAGCAATGGGGCATGGTCGTGTCGCTTTCCGACGTCGCCTTGATGACAACCAAGCATCCGGCGCTCACGGCGGCAAAAGACCGGCTCGGCAATGCGAGCGCCGAATTGCAGGACCGGGAAATCCAAAAGACGCTCATGGGTTCCGGCGTCGTCGTGTTCCCGGGTGGCAAGACCTCGAGGAGCACGCTCGCCGCCGGCGACGTGCCGACCACGGATTTCGTGTCGGGCATCGTCGCGACGCTGCGCCAGCTTGGCGCGCCGGTCTTTGCGGGCAGTCAGTACGCCGGCGTCGTCGACCCGTACCACGAGCAAGACCTCGCCAAGGATCAAACATTCGTCCTCTCGCATCAGTACGCCGAGACCACGGCGCTCATGAATGCCGAGATTGGGCGGTGGCGCGGCGTGCGGTGGAAGCGCTCGAACCTCCTCCCAATCATGGCGAGCCTCCCGACTGGCGCCGGCGGTGCCTCGGCAACCAACGCCACGCCGGGCACGGGGGAAACCGGATTCACGGCCGGCTCGACGGTCAAGGTCACGGTGGCACTCGCCGACCCGATAACGGGGCTCGATACGAAGCAGATTGCGACGGCCAACGTGACCAACGCGGCGGCGTACACGGTCAGCTACACGATCACGGCGACGGCCCCCGAGGGGCGGTACAACGTGTATGTGAGCGCGGAGGGCGGCACCGTGCCGACCTATCAAACGACCGTGCTGAAGCCCGTCGGCGCACAGTACGTCGGCGTGGTCGCCAAGGCCGTGACGAGCGCCGCCGCGGTCACGTCGGTCGGCTACAGTGCGACAGGCGCCCCGGCGCAAGCGGATCCGCCGGCGACCGGCAACGTGCACGTCGGATACATTTTCGGCAAGAGCGCCTTTGCGGTGCCCGCGCTCGGCTCGCGCGTGGAAACGACCTTGACGCCGGCGACCGCGAGCGATTCCGACCCGCTCAAACAGCGGCGCAAGTGCGGATTCAAGTTCATGACCAAGACGTGCATTCTCAATACCGACTTTTTCCGGCGCTTCGAAGCCATGAGCGCCTTTGGTTGATTCCGATGGGACGCCCCCCCGGTCGCCCTCGTATGACGCCGGCGGGCGCGGTGCCGCCGGCGCCCGAGGAGCTCGACGGCGCCGAGGAGCTCGACGGCGCCGAGCTCGAGCCACTCGAGCCGCTCACCCCAGAGGACCTCGCCACCGAGGCGCTCGAGGGGCGCCGCCGCTTGACGCCCGAGGTCGTGCGCGCGCTCAACGAGACGTGGCGCGACCTCGTGCAATACGACGACGACGCGAGCAAGCAACGCGCCCGGCGCATTGTCGGCATTCTCCGCCGGGCCAAGCATATCGAGCTGCACCCCGGATGCGCGCGCGTCCTCATCGACGTGCCGATGCTTCCCAACAAGCAATTTGTACGCGTCAACGAGCGCGTGTTTTACGGGAGCCACGAGGTATGGGAATGCGAGGCGCGCACCATTCTCGGGCTCGTGCATTGGGCCCGCGTCGTCGAGGCGCAACGGATGGACGACCGGCGGAGCGAGCACCCGACCATTGACCTCGATTCGCCGCTCGCCGAGCGGGCGCGGGCGATTCAACGCGCATGATGCCGCGAGGACCCGCCGCGCGGAACGGCTCGCCCGTGCCGCCCTTTTCCGGGCAGCTCGTCAAGGTGACGGGCGACGGCGAGCACGTCACGATTGCGTTTACGGCGCGCACGCCCGAGGAGCTCGAGGCCGCGCTCGCCGTTGCCGGCAACGCCGCCGTGCGCCGGTTGCACGCCAATAACGCCGCCGTGTTGAGCGCCGGCGAGCAATTCGAGCAACGGCAACGCCAAGTGTACCACAACGCGGTCGGGCAGCTCCGCCGAGAGCTCGGCTTGCCCGACCCGCCCGCGGAGGAGGACGCGACTCGTGCCGACAATCCCGCCGGGGCGGTACACGCGGCAGAAAATCCGTGATCTCGCGTTAAACCGCGCGGGCAATCGCGCCCTCGACGCCGACGCCGCCGATTTTCTCGCCCAGCATCTTTTCGAGCTCTACACGCTCGCCGATTGGCCGTTTCTCTATGTGTCGGCGCCGCTCACGCTCACGGGCCCGACGGTCAACTTGCCCGCCGATTTTGTCACGGCGCAAGATGACCATGGGTTTCAAATCGTGGCGATTGACGGGAGCCCGCAAGCAAATTGCTTTGCGCTCGAGCTCTCGCCCGAGGAGCTCGCCGCCATCACGCCGGCGCGCGGCTCGAGCACGGGCGGCGTGCCGCTCTTTTGGGCCGTCTCGAGGAGCGACACCACGGCGACCGTGGCACCCGACCCGACGGGCCGGCGGATCGACGTCCTGTTGCGCTACAAGCGGCTCCCGCCCGACCCCGTGCCGGCCGACGAGCCCGCCGATATTCCGGTTTTCCCGTACCACAATTACCTTGTGCAAGCCGTGTTTGTGTTTGCGCTCGAGCACGAGCGCGACGCGCGCGCACAAGCGGAGGCCGCGGCCCGTGACAATTTGCTGGGGATGATTCGCCGCGGCGCCGCGCCGCTGCGCTCGCAACGCGCCGATATTCCGCTCGACCCGGCCGTGTTTCGCCGGCCGTTCCGAGGCGACTAATGCCGGGCGCGCCCGACCGCGAAACGCCGATTCCCGTTCGACGCTTTCAGGGCACCATGCTCGCGATTGACCCGGCGTTTGTGCCGCTCGGCTTTCTCTCGCGGTGCAACAATTGGATTCCCGACCCGACGTATGTGCTCACAAAGCGCCTCGGCTCGACCGTATGGCAAACCTTCCCGGGCGGCACGCGCATTGACCCGCTCGTCTATACGACCGGCTCGGATGGGCACCGCTACCTCTATGCCGTTGCCGCGCCGGCGAGCGGCGATACCGGCGGCTCGCAAATTTATGTCTCAATCGACGACGCCCCATTTGCCGCCGTGTCGAATGGCAAGTTTGCGACCGCAGCGCCGCGGCACGGCGTCGCCGGTATCGGCGACAATATCTTTTTCGGCAACGATAGCGACCCGATTAAACAAGTGCCGCTCGGCGCCGCGGCGATTGACCTCGTCCAGCTCGGCGTCGCGAACGACACCGGCGCCACCGCGGTTTTCGTCGACGATCCCAACAGCAACTTGATTGCGGGCACGTATTCCTATCGCTGGGGCACGTACAACCAAAGCACGTTGCGGTGGACGGGGCTCGCGACAACCAAAATGATCGCGACGCCGTCGACGAGCCGCGCCCGCCTCGTGTTCCGCGCGCCAACCGGCGGCCTCGCCGCGAACGAATTGTGGCACTTGTTTGTCGCCGGCGCCGACCAAATGATTGAGGGCGCGCACGACCAAACGCCCAACGGCCTCCCCGTCTCAACGGGCGCCGACCAATTCGCGTTGTATGACGACCCGTCGATTGACGGCGACCCCGTGCCAATTCCGAGCACGGTCACGCGCCGCGGGTCGCATTTGGTCGGGCACCGCGGTTGCTTGTGGGGCGCCGGCGGCGTCGGGTCGGCGAAGCAACGCGCGTGGAGCTCGAGCGTCATTGTGCCCGGCCTCGAGCAAACGATTTTCAACCAAGGCGTGTTTTTTCCCGCCACCGCGTTGACGCGCGACTTAAATGACCCCGTAACGGCGCTCGCCGTGATTCCGCAATCTTCGGGCAGCATGCAACCGACGGCGCCACTCGCGATTTTTACCGCGGTGCAAACGTGGCTCTTTCAAGGCGATATGGTCGGCGACGCGTCGGCGTCGCTCACGCAAATGTCGGCCGAGGTCGGATGCCCGAGTGACCGCACGATCGTGGCGACGCCGGTTGGCGTGATCTTTTGCGGCAAGCGGAGCGTGTATCTCTTGTCGCCCGCGGCCGCCGAGCCGCGCGACATTGGCTGGCCGATTGAAAGTGCAATCCGCCAGATTCCCGCCGTCGGCCGGGCCGTGTGTTGGGCCGTCTACCACCGCGGCTTTTACAAACTCGCGATTGTGGAGCCGGGCGGCGTCGAGCCCTCGGCATACTGGTGGCTTGACCTCCGCCGCGGCCTTGGCGACCCGCCGTCCTGGTGGGGGCCCCATACGATTCCGGCGTACACGGCGAGCACGCGCGCGCCGAATCATCCGAGCGAGGATGATCGGCAATGGGCCACGCTCGGCTCGAGCTCGACGGCGCCCGCGCAAATTTTGCGCCTCGACCAAACCGACGAATATACCGAGGACGGCGTGCCGCCCGTGCCGATCCAATCACGCATGACCTCGGCATACCTCGACGCTAACGCGCCGCTCACGCCGAAACTCGCGAAACGGGCGCGCGTGATTGCGCGCGTCAGTGCGAAAACGTCGCTCGCCGTAACTGTCTCGGGCGATGAAGCGACCTCGGCGAGCGGCCTCCTCCCGCTGAATGCGTCGCTCGGCGGCGTGTGGGACCAAAGCGCGTGGAATACGGCGCAATGGGTCGTGTCGGCGCTCGTGTTAGCGGAATGGGAATTGCCCGTGCCTGAGATTCGCGCGCGCGCGTTTCAAGTCAGCTTGGCGCATACCGACGCCGTGCGGTGCGACCTCCGTGATTTTGAGCTGCGCGTACAACCGTCGGCGAGGGAAACCCGCTAATGGCCGTCATTCAACGCCCCGCCAAGCAAGGCAATGCGACGACGTATCAAGGCAAAGTCGCGCAAGGCTACACGGGCATTTTGGCCGCCGAGGTCGACGCCGACCTAGACACGATTTACGCCGCATGGAATGGCGGCGTCGATACCGTCAACATTGCCGCGGGCTCAATTACCGCCGACAAAATTGCGCCGAATCAAATCGGCACGCGCGAGCTCGCCGACCTCGGCATTGCAACCGGCGATCTTGGCAATCTACAAGTCACGACGCCGAAACTTGCCGACGGCGCGGTCACGCTCGCGAAACTGGACCCGGCCGTGAAAACGGCGGGCGGCGATTTGAGCGGCCAGTATCCCAACCCGGCGGTCGCGACAATCAACTCGGGCGTGCTCGAATATGCGCCGCGCGGTTCCGTGAGCGCTTGGTCGGGCGGCTTGGATTTTATGGCCAATGGCTCGGGCTCGCCGAGCCAAGACAATACAAAAACCGCGTGGATATGGCGCCTCGCCTATCCAAATGACCAAGTCGAGCTCTACCGCGCGCCCGCCGGCGGTTTCAATTACGTGAATATCTTTTCGATCAACAACGCCGGGAAAATCAGCGGCGGGGCGGCAACCGGCGCGCGACAACACTTCAGCCCGACCGCACTGACGATCACGACGTATGACGTCGTCGTGCTCTGCTACACGTTGCCCGCGATCACGACGCGGGGCGGGGCGGTGCACCTCCATTTTCTGCATTCGTTCTACTACACGTCGTCATCGACCTCGGGAAACGTCATGATTACGACGGCCATCTGGCGCAATGGCGCGCCGGTTGTCTCGTTCGGGCAACGCATCGGGAGCGGTGGGGCACAAGTCGTGGTCCCGGTGTCGCCGATTTCGTGGGTCGATAACGTGGCGGCTGGGACCTATACCTACGACCTCCGTATCCAAGTACAGAGCGGGACCGGGGCCTCCATCATCGCCACGCAATACGGGGACCTCGTAGCGCAGGAGATTGGCTAATGGCGACGACGTTTACGTGCGCGACGTGTGGCGCAACCACGGAGGACCCGAGCGGGTGGGCACGGGCGCAGATTGTGCACACACATTACGTCTCGGGCGACCCGGTCACTGTGACGGCCGACGATAGCCTCGTCGTGCTCGACTTTGACACCGACGCGTGCCGCGACGCCTGGAACGCGCGCACGGGGCCGGCATGACGGCGGAAGATCTAAACGGCGGCGAGCGCCTCGAGGCCCTCGACCGCGCCACGATTCGCGCGCGGCGTGACGCCGTGCACGCCGAGCTCCTCGTGCACATGCAAAGCGTCGAGCGCTACCGCGGCGCGCTCGCCATTCTCGACGAGCTCCTCGGGCTCGCCGACCCGGGCGAGGTCGTGCCGCCGTGATTCGCCGCGCCGTCTTCGCCGACGTGCCGGCCCTCCGCCGGCTGTATGCGGCGCTCCTCGCCGACTTGGCCGCCACGGAGGCGCCGACATATCCGGCGTATGGGCCGGCCGACCTCGACAGCTTTACGCTGTGGGCCGCGCGGCACGTTGAGCAAGATCCAACCGTGCTCCTCTATGTCGCCGTTGACGACGACAGCGGAGAGCTGGTCGGGTTTCTCGGCGGAGAGATCTCTGAGCGTATGATGGGGGAGCCGCGCGTGTTTGGCTCCGCGCATTGGCTCTATATCGCGCCGACGCACCGCGGCCGCGGCCTCGCCCGCGAGCTCGTTGCGCTCGGCGTCTCGGACCTCGAGGCGCTCGGCGTGTCGCACGTCGAGCTCGCGACCATCGCGGGCGACACGCAATGGCAAGCCCGGGGTTGGGTGCCCTTCCTTGTGCACCATGCCTTGCCGCTCGAGGCCGTGCGGGCCGGCGTCGCCGAGCGCCCCGCCGTCGACCAACCCACCTCGGCGACCTCGACGGCGCCGGCCCCTCCTCCTCCGCCCGCGGCCGCGGCCCCGCGCAAACGGCGCCGGCGGCGGCGGGCGGCCCCGCGGCCGAAACTCGTTGCCGGGGGCCGCGCGTGAGTCTCGTGATCCGCACCGCCGAGCCAAGCGACCGGCATAACCTCGAGCTCTTACTCGCCGCTCTCATGCGCGAGCATCAACGCACCTTCCCGGCCGCGTATCCGGTCTTTCCGCACGTTGAGGAGGCCGCCGCCTATGTCGCCGCCGGCTACGCCGAGCGGCTTGCACATGATTCCAGCTTGGTCGCCGTGCTGGCCGCCGACCGCGCGCCCGTGGGGTTGCTCGTGGGGGAGGTATGCGCGCGTCCCGTCGGCCGGCCGGCGACCGTGTGTTTCGTCGAATGGTTCTACGTCGAGCCGCCGGCGCGCGGGCAAGGGATTGGCCGTGAGCTCGTGCGCGCCGGGCTCACGATTCTTCGCACCCACGGCGTGACGCACGTTGAGTGCCAAAGCGTGCCCGGCGACCGGCAATGGCAACGGCGTGGGTGGCAAGAAACCGCGCGCCGCTATGTGGCGCCATTCGGCGACGTGGCCACATGGTGCGGCCTCGAGGAGCACGACCATGCATGAGGATAGCCGCCGCTATCATCGCACGCGGCCGCCCACGTTTACGCGGGCGTATGGCTCGCAACAAACGACGCCACAGGTTGTCTCGCCGTATGGCGGCCTCCCGGCACAGATTGCCGGGCGTATCAGTCGCCAGCAGCTCTCGCCGCTTCTCCTCGGGCTCGGCGCCGGTCAGGGGCCGAAATATCAGAAACTCATGGCCGACATTCGAAGCGGCCGTGCCTCGGGCCCGCTCGCGTCGGCCATTCAGCAGATCCAAGGGTTTGCGCCCGGCGTGATTGGCGGCGCAACCGACATTGGCAAGCAAGTTTCCGCCATGGGCGGCCCGGCGACGCAGCAGTTACAAGCCGCCATTACCGCCGCACAAGCACAAATGCCGCAGTATCAGCAAGGTATCAACCAAGCGTTCAGCGCCGACCAAGCGGCCTTGCAGCAAGCGCAAAACCTCTATGGGCAAGCGTCGGCGATGCTCCCGGGTTTGCAGCAAACTGCCGCGCAGGGCACGGCGGGCGCGCAGCAAGCCTTGACGGCCGCGCAGGGCTACATGACCGGGCCGCAGATGCAGGCCGCGCAAGCGCAGCTCGCCCGTGCGCAAGGGCTCTTGCAGGGGGGCCAAGCCGAAACGGGCGCGGGGCAAGCGCTCACGCTGGCGCAGCGCTACGCGCAGCAAGCCGCGTCGCCAATTGCCAACGAGGACCTCTATCAGATGGCGGCCCGGCGCGCGCTCGCGCAAGTGCGCCCCGGGCTCGCCGCGCGCGGCCTCGAGGCCGGCGGCGCCGGCGTGCAAGCCGAGAGCGACGTGTCGCGCGATCTCGCTTACCAGTTTGCTCAGAATCAAGCCGCGCAGCGGCAAGCGACCTTGCAGGGGTTGACGGGCGCCGCCAGCGGCCTCGGGAATATCCAATCGCAAGCACAGCAAAACGTCGGCGCCGCGGCGGGGAGCCTCGGCAATTTGCAGCAGCAAGGCCTGCAGGGGCTTGAGGGCGCAAGCACCAACGTCCAGCAAGCGGCACAGAATCAAGCCGCGCTCGGGCAAACTATGCTCCCGTATTTGCAGGCAATTCAGCAAGGCGGCGGGCAGCTCGGGCAAGCCGCGCAGCAAGGGGCGGCGATGGCCATGACCGGCCCCGAGCTCGCGCAGCAGCAATTTAATGCCATTCAACAGTATGGCAACACGCTCATGCAGCAATATCAATTGCCCATGCAGGCAGCGGGCAATCTCACAAACTTGCTCACGGCGGGCATGTCGCCCGGCTTGTCCATGCTGCAAGCGACGTCGCCGCAAGTCGCGAGCTCGAGCAAGCAACAGCAATACCTATGAGGCACGACGATTCCCGGCGGTATCATCGCACGCGGCGCCCGCCGCATGCGCGGGCGTATGGGATGCTCGGCGCCATTGGCAGCGGCCTCGAGAGCGCCGCCGGCGCCGTCGGGAGCGGGCTCGAGAGCGCTGCGGGCTCCGTGCTTGGGGGCGCTGGCAAGACCGCGCTCTCGGGGCTCGAGAGTGTCGGGCAAGGCGTGCAATCGCTCTTTAGCGCGGCCCCGACCGAGGCCGAGCGGATCGCGGCCCTCGGGCAAACGGTGCCCGAGGGCGTCGACCTTGTCGGCCCGAGCCCGACGTTTACGGGCCCCGGGTTTCTGCAAAGTGTGGCGCAGGGCTTTGTGCACGGGCCGCAGCAGTATGCCAACCCGAGCGCCGCGACGAGTCTCGGGCAAGGCGTTGGCGGCCTCTTGCAAGCGCTCGACCAAATGAACGCCGGGCGGCGCGGCGGCGCCGGCATGTCCTTCCAGCCGATTGTCGGCGGCGTCACCGGCGTGCAACCGTTGCAGGGGCCGAAAGTGGTCGCGGGCGGCGCGCCCCCGATGGGGTCGGGGCCGATCATGAGCATGATTGGCCAGCTGTTCAAGGCGTTCTAGATGGGCGACTCACCCGTTTTTGACACGCTCAAGAACGTCGCCGGCTACGGTGTCGGCACGCTCGCGGCGCTCACCACGATTAAGTCGGGCGGGCTCGGCAACTACTTAATGAATCGGCAGCGCATGTTGCAGGACCCGAATTTCCGGGCGTCGCTCGAGGGCTCGCCGTTTGCGGCGGGCGTGTTTGGCGTGTCGGGCTCGAGGGGTGCGGCACCCGCATTGCCGCAGCTCCCCGCCCCGGGCGGCGTCGCGCCCCCGAGTGACGCCCTCGGGCCGCCCGCCGCGGGGCAGCCCGCCGCGGCAGCGGGGCCATGGGCCGGTGGCTACGTCTACCCAGGCGTCGGCGGGGCCGGCCCGCCAGCGCCCGGCGTGCAACCGCAGCTCCCGACGCCGACGGCGCAAAACGTCCCCGGCTACGAGCCCGGCACGCCCCGCATGTGGCACCCGTACTTGTCGCCCTACGCGCCCAAGACCGCGCTTGAGGAGCAAGGGCTGGCGACGACGGAAATCGGCGTGACGTCGCCCGACCCCACGCAACGCGCACAGTTCAAAATGGCGGGCGGCATCCCGCTCAACGCGCAAGAACAGGACGCGGCCGTGAGGGCCGCCCAGCGGATGCAAGCCCTCGGCGGCCCGGGCACGGTCGTCAAGCTGGATATCCCGGGCATGACCACCAACGTCGGGAGCCCATACAATTTCTCGGCGGTTACGTCGGAAGAGTATCCGACGTATGCCTCGGCAGCAGCCGCCGCCGCGGCACGCAATGCGAATATCCCGGCCGGGAATCCGCAGTGGCAAGTCGTGCCCTCGGGCCGCGGCACGTTCTTGCTCTCGCAGCCCGCGACGCAACAGCAAGTGACGCCGCCGGCGCAACCGCCCAACGTGCAACAGGCCGGCGCACCGCCCGCGACCCCGCCAGCCACCGCGCCGCGGCCGCCGGCGACACCACCCGCGCGCCCGCCGACGCCACCACCGCAGCCCGGGCCATACGCGGGCGGCTATGCCTATCCGCAGACCCCGCCGCAGCAGCCCGCGCCGCCACCGGCCGCACCACCTCCGCCACCGCCCGCCGCCGCCGCACCGCCACCGGCGCCACCACCGCCGCCCCCGTCGTCGCCATTCGACCGCGACGCCATCGTGCCGCATGTCGAGCTCGAAAGCGCCGCCCCACCACCCGCCGCTGCGCCAACTCCCGCGGCAGCAAACGTTCCGATCTATCCCGCCCCGCAAGGGTTTGTGTTCCACCATTCCGGCGGCACGACGCTCGCAGGATTGCGCGCGACGCTGCAAGACCGCGGCCTCGGCTCCGAATATCTCATGGACCGAGACGGAACGATTTACGCCTATGGCGCGCCCGGGTCGCCGCACATGCAGCCCAACGACCGCTGGGGCGGCATCGCGCCCGGGCTCTCGAATCGCAACGCGCTCGGGATGGAGCTCGTGGCCCGCGACAACAACGACGTGACGCCCGCGCAAATCGCCTCCGCCCGGAACTTCATTGCGACCAACTACCCGAATACGCCCGTCTACGGGCACGGCGAAGTCAACCCCGGGCACAAGCAAGCAGATGAGGGGATGGCGCCCGTGAACGCGATTCGGAGCGACCGCGCTGCCCCCGTCCAGCTCGCAGCGGCCGCGCCGGCGGAGGACCGCACCATCGCGTTTCCGTCGGCCGGGTTTGTCGATACGGGACCGACCGCCCCGCAGCTCAACATTCCCACCGTGCCGCAACCGCCCGTCGTACAGTCGCCGACGCCCCCTCCGCTGCCACCACCCCGGCCGGCCGCGACGGGGCCGACCGTGCTGACGGGGCCGCAGAATTATCCGCCCGGGCAACAAATGCCTATGACGGGCGAGACCCGCCGCACGGCCGAGGGCGAGCAAACCTTCCGCGCACCCGACGCGAGCAACGCCGATGTGCGCGCGAATCTCACGTGGAACGGGATTACCAACCTCGATACCGCAAACCAGCAACAGGTGTGGAATTACTGGCAAACGCAGCGCTACCTTGACCGGCAAAAGCTGACGGATACGGCGGAGATTCAACGCACGCAAAAGGCCATGCTCGAGGGTGGCGGCCCGGGGTATCTGGCGCTCACGACCACACGCGACAATCTCAATAAATTTCTGACCGATTTCCCCGACGCGGCGACCCGCTCGCACTATCTTGGGCTCCTCCGCCACGGGGGCCAAGAGCTCAAGCAGGTCTGGGCCGCTGACCCGGCCGTGGCGCGCTTCAATAGCGACCTCGCGTTACTGGGCGTCCCGGTCGAGGGTGGCTCATGGATCGGGGAAAAACTCGGGCTCCCGAGCGGGAGCTCCCTCATGCCGAGCGAGCGTACGGCCCTCAAGAGTGTGCTCCCAAGCGCGTGGCAGGAGCCAGCAACCTTCGAGCAAAACTTACAAAACTATCGTGACAGCATCGACAGTTCAATTCAGTTGCGGGATTTCCTCGCCGGGCGCACCGTCGGCTCCACAAGCAGCAAAGACGTAGACGCCTATCTCCAAAACATGAATGATGAGCGGAAACAGCGTCGGCTCGATTCCTTCCAAACGACGCAGCCCCCGAGCGCCACGCCACCCACGACGACACCCCCAAGTACAACGCCACCGACCACCACGCCGCCGGCCGCGTCCCCGCCCGGCGCGCCCGCATGGTCGCCGACGGCCACCTGGACGATTCAATAGGCCACGCCCATGGCCGTCCAGTTTTCCTACATGCAGCAAAATCCCGACGGCTCCGTCAGCACGCAAGGGGGGGTCGCCGACCGCGCGCCGACGTGGGGCGAGCTGCAAGACCATGTCGCCTCGACGGGCGCTACGCTGCTGCCCGCGACGCCCGCCGCGCCATCCGTGTCGCGCCAGCCACCCGACGCCGCGCCCCCGCCCGAGGCCGCCGCGTCGCCCGCGCCCGCGTGGGCGCCGACGCGTGGGGAGCAAGCTGCGGCGAGCGCCGCGCAAGCGGTCGAGCAAGCGATGCCCGCGCGACCGACGGCGCGCTATCTCGTGCCGTCCAGCTTGGCGACCGCCGGTGCACTCGCGCTCCCCGCCGTCGCGACGATGTTTCTCGGGCCGCTCGGGCCGTTTGCACAAGCCGGGTTAGCCGCGCTCGGGGCCGGCCTCGGCGGTGGCGCGGGCGAGTACGGGCAAGCAAAAGGCGAGGAATACCTCTACGGGCCGCCGCCGCCCGGGTCCCCGACGCCATTCGAACGCGCGGTCACCTTTGCCAACACGGTGGCGCCCGTCGAGGCCGGCGTGCAAGTCGCGACCCCGCTCGTGCTCCCGGCCGCGCGGAAGATTGCGGCGCCCCTTGGGAGCGAGGCGGTCTCAGGTGCCGCCAACGCCCCGGTGCTGACCACGGGCGCGTTCGGGGGCGAGCCCGGCACGATCCGGGCCGGGCAAAGCGCCGCACGCGCCGTCGCGCAGGATATCGAGGCGGGCCACGCGACCACGTCTATCCGGGTCGGGACGGCGGCACCCGACGCGCCCATCAATACCGACAGCTTGCCGCCCCTCGTCGCGCAAACGCGGGCGGCACTGGCCCGCCAAGGGGCGACCGACGCCGAGCTCGCCACGTTTGATAAAAACATGACGCCGATCTCGCAAGGCGGCCCGCAACCGCTCACAAACGTGCTCAGCGCCGAGCGGCACTTGAACACGTGGGCGTCGCGCGTGCCGAGCGACGCTCAAATCCCCGAGCTGAACACACTGGGGACCAACACGCGCAACGCCATTTCTGCCGGCGTTGAGGGCACGCCCGCGGCGCGACCGTGGCAACAGTACTTGAGCGACCAAGCCGGTACCGGGCCGACGCGGAGCGTGCTCCACCAAGCGGCCGACGCGGCTCCTGAGCAATTCCAGCCGTGGCTTCACGCCGAGGGCCAGCAAGGGCTTGACGCCATCGTCAACCAGGGGACCCCCGAGGCCCGCGCCGCCGTCGGGCGTGCGTGGCTCGCCTCCGTGCGGCAAGGGGCGCGCACCGCCGTCGACCCCGTCAAGTACGTCGGCGATGCCTACGAGGCGCTCCCGGTCAACTATCGCACGGCACTCTTTGGCGACCAATCACCCGACATTGCGCAGCTCATTAGCGCGGCGCAGAGCTCGCCGAAGTTCTTACTGCCCAAGATCGGCGTCCCGATCGCGCAACCGTGGGCGCGTCAGGTCCTCATGTCGCCGACAGCAGCGGCCGTCACTCGCGGGGCGACCGGGCTTGCGACTGGAGCCGGCAGGACGGCGCTCTATACGGCGGCGGCGGAGGCAAACGAGCCGAAGCCCCAGCCCTAGGCAACGGCCCAAAGTAGCGGCCTCGAGTGCGCAGCCGCTCGCGGTGGCCCTCCTGGAGCCCGTAGACGAGCATGACAAGCGGGCTCAGGAGCACGCCCAGCACGAGGAAGGGCACAAAGGCCGCAGCGACGACAGCATAGAGCGCAATCACCGCCGAGTACGCGACGACAAAGGCGGAGACGAGCCAGACAGCAAGCGCGACCATACCCTCTAGACGCTACCTGTTACGCTAACGGGTCGGCAAGCCCTAGGGGCCATCGTGGCGTCGGCGGAAGGCCTCGAGTACCCACGCGATGCCCACAACCAAGGCACCCCCCGCCACCACGGCGACGTAGACCAGGCCGACCGCCGCCAAGGCCACGGCGCCCCACGCCACGACGTGGAGCGCGAGGCCGAGCGTCACCCGCCCCCGCCTTGGCGGATGCGCCACGCCATGACGCGGCAGCGGGGCGAGCAGTAGCGCGCGGTCGAGCGCTGGGCATGGAAGCGTTGCCGGCAGCGGGCGCAAAGTTTGGTCGCACCCTGTAACACATTGCATGGCTCCTGTACGCTCCGCGCGACCCGGGGGGCATCCTGACTCATGCCGCCCCCTGCGTACGCTTTCTAGCCGTAACTGGGGGCCTTCCCGGGGCACTCTCGTTGCCATCCCGACCCTGGCAGCGCCGCAAATGCGTCTCGAGCGCGTCGGCAACCCAATCGCGCAGACTGACCTCCTCGTCAATCGCCGCCAGTTTGATGGCGTGGTGGAGCGGGCTCGGGATGCGCGTCGCGAGCTGGACGCGGTCGGCGTCGAATTCGACTCGAGGCATGGGCGGCTCCTTCCGTGCGGGTCGCCGCGACGTACGCGGCGAGCAAGAGGGCCTCGGCGGGGCCCTCGTCGGCGGGCGCAATCGCCCCGACGAAGGGAAAGCGCTCTTGCGCCCGGAGCCGCGAGGCGTGTTTGTCGGCGCCGAGGAGCCCGGCGTGCGCTTTCCAGGCTTGCGGCGTGACTACGTGATACGCGACCCGGGCCGAGACGAGGAGCCCGAGCCACAAGCCAAAGCCGACGCCCGTGCGATAGCTCGAGGCGACCCCTTGCCCGGGCCGGGCCCCTTGCGCCTCGAGGCCGACGGCGACGGCATGCAGCGGCACGGGCCGGCCGTCGATGGTGCGGGCGAGGAGCTCGCGCATGGCCGCCGGGTCGTAGTCGAGGCGCCGTTTGCGGTTGCGCACGACCTCGACCCGGGGCGTTTGGTAGAGCTCGGCGGCAAAGGCTTGCCCGTGCTCGTCGAGATCTAAGACCGCAAGGCCGCCGAGGGCGCCCGGGTCGATACCGAGAACCCGCCTCATGGGCGGCCGTAGCGCGGGCAGATAAGCGCATGGCGCCACCACCGCCCGCACCGCCCGCAATAGAGCCCGAGGAGGACGGCGAGGGCCCGCCACCGCGGCGGGCGGCGGAGCTCGACCAGCACGACCGGCCGTGAGCCGTTCACGAGCATATGCGCCGCTGGCCTCGCCGGGCGAGAGCCCACTCGATAAGCCGTTTCTCGGCCGCCTTCGTGAGCGGCTCCCCGCCCGCGAGCCAGTCTTGCCACAGCGCCTCTCGCTGCGTCACGGTGCCGCCCCAACCCTCCCGCCGCCGGGCCGCCTTCCATGCCGCCTCGAATGTCGGCCGGGCGCTCCCATGGTCGGCGTCGGTATCGCGCCACGGGCCGAGCGCGGTCACGACCGCTTGCCGCACGCGCTCGAGGGCGACGTCGGACAGCGGGGCGTCGGCCGCCGTCACGGTGCCGCCGGCCCGTTGCCGCAGCTCGGCGGGGGTCGGAAAGCGCGTCCCCGCCTCCGCCGTCTTGACGAGCCGGTGGAGCGCCCGCAGCAGCGCCCCGAGCTCGAGGTCGTGAAGCGCCCGGAAGTAGGCCTCGATCACGTCGTCAGCGAAGCGGCGGCCCAGCACCGCCGAGGCGGCGCGGAGCTCGGTGGCAAAGCTGGGGAGATCTTCGGCCGTCATTGTGCCGCCTCCTCGGCTTTGAAGCGGGCCACCATCGCGGCCATGGGGTCGGGGGGGCGCTCGTCTTCCCAGCGCCGGCCATTCAGGTACGTCGCCGGATAGGGAACATATGCGCCGTCGTCTTTGCGCCAGTCGGGTAGCTCGCGCTGCCACGCGAGCGCCTCGAGGATCGCCCTGAGGGGCGGCGGGCGCAGCTTCGCCCACGCTTTGCGTGCGCGTTGCTTGTCGCATTTGCGCGGATACGCATCCCAGAATTCGTCAAACTCATGCGTGAGTGCGCACTGCGCACTGCGCAGCGGTGCGCAAGCGAGCGAAGCGAGCGTTAGTTCTTGAGGTACGGGTACGGGTACGGGTACGGGAACGCCCGTTACAGTCGCGTTAGTAACGGCGTTACGTGCGCGTTTCCGGTGTCGCGCAACCCGGAGGCGCCGCCGCTCACGCTCTGCGAGCACGTCGGCCCGCGTGCGGTTGTAGTCAAGGAAATCATGCAGTTCCCATGAGACACCATGGTCGTGCCAGAGGCCAATCCGCACGAGGTCCTCGGCGACGTCGCTTGTGGATAACCCGTGCCGCACGCGCCCGGGGGTCGCCTCGCTCACGCGCAGGCTCCCGAGGTCGAGGAGCTGCGTCACCCGGCGCTTGGGGATAAACCCGTCAGTGAGGTTGCGGGCGCACCACGTAATCGCCGCGACATGGAGCGCAAACCCCAAGGGGCCCGCCGCGATGATTTTCGGGTTGTCCAAGATGGCGTCATCCAACCGCGCCCACATGGCCGCCGCCTCCGCGTCATAGGGATCACTTCCGACCCGTGTTTCGGACAATCCTGCAACCACGCTGCAACCACGAGGGCGCCGAGCCGTGCGGCTCGGGCCGGGGCGGCGCCGGTTACCGGGGGCGGGTCGTGAGCAATGCCGCGCATTTAGCGACCCGCACCCGCCGGCTCGGCCGAGCCGGTCGGGCCTCGCACTGACTCTTAATCAGCGGGTCGGAGGTTCGATCCCTCCGCGGCCCACTAACGAATCCGAGGGCTTGCGTCATGCCCGACCCCGCCGGCGGCCCGTTTTAGCGTTTCCTGCAACCACGCTGCAACCATGAGGCTCGAGCCGCGCGCCGCAGCGGCCGCAGCGGCCCCGCCACGGCGGCATCCGATGCCACCCAAGCAGACACCGTAGGATCGTGCGCCAGCGCAGGCCCCACCGGCGCATGGTCTGTACGCTCGCGCGGCCTTTCATGCCCGCCCCCGTCGGCCCTTGGTTGCAGGGATGGTTGCAAGGGGCGTGCTCGTGCGGTGCGCCTCGGCGAGCCGCTCGAGGCTCACGCCGAGCCGCGTCGCGCAGGCCCTATGCTTGTGGCACGAGCAACACATGCCGCCCTCGCCACGTTTCCGACAGCGGCAATTCGCGCCGCAAATTGGGCAAGCCATTACGCCCTCGCCCGTCGGCCCTTGGTTGCAGGGTTGGTCATTCGTTGCTCCACGGCTCGGCGTCGAAGGCGGCGAGCAACTTGGTCTCCCCGGGGGTCATTTTCCCAACCGGCATCACGGAGCGAAACGCGGCCGCGAGCCGCCGCGCCAGCGCCCGCGCCTCGTCGCGCTCACGGATGGCATCGCCGAGTTGCGCCCGGAGATTCATGACCAGCGGATGATATTCCGTGTCTGCAGTGGGGTCGTACCGTGCAAGTTTCGCCCGCGCCTCGTCGCGTTCGCGCCGGGCCGTGACGACCTCCGCCGTTAGGCGCCAAATATCGTGGAGGTCGCGATCTTCCTGTTGCCGATCGCTCATGCCCGCCCCCGCCGGCCCGTGGTTGCAGGGTTGGTTGCAGGGGCCGCGTCGTCGAGCGCGGCGACGCCGGCCCGGTCCTCAAGCGGGAGCCCGGAGCCGTAGAGGTCGACGGTCGTCGCGACGCTCGCGTGCCCCATTTGCCGTTGCACGTAGACAGGCGACTTGCCCGCGGCAATGAGCTGCGAGCCAAACGTGTGCCGGAGGTCGTGCGGTCCGAGGCCGCGCCCCAGCCCGGCGTGCCCGGCGAGCCGAGCGAGGGCGCGGCGCACGTTCCGCCCGTCGAGCATCGTCCCCGCCTCCGAGGGGAATAGCCACTCGACGACCGGCGCCCCGTCCTCGAGGCGCACGACCTTGACGAGCCCGGCACTATGGGCGTCGAGGATGGCGGCGAGCTGGGGCGAGACGTCGACGACGCGGGCGCCGTGTTTCGGCTCCTCCTCGCGCTTGTGTGTGGCGTTCCATGCCCGCTCGACCCGGAGCGTGCGCGCGGTCGGGTTGTAGTCCCCGAGGCGCAGCATGAGCGCCTCGCCGAGCCGCACGCCGGTCCGGGCGAGGAGGAGCACGAGCGGATACCATGCGGCCTCGGCGGTGCGGCAATGCTCGAGGAGTCGCCGCGTTTGCTCCCGGTCGAGGGCCCGTTTGAGAATGGCCGCAAGCCGCGCCTTTTTGCTTGGGTGCAAGTGCAAGACTTTGCCGAGCCGGGCGGCGGGATTGTCGGCTCGCAAACCGTCCTCGATTGCGGCGTTGAGCATGGCGCGCACCGTCGCATACACCGCGTAAATCGAGCCGGTCGCGAGGGGCCGCGGGGCCCGGTTGCGGGTCGGGTCGCCGACGCCGCGCTTGCGGCATTGCACGAGAAAGGCGCGCAGCTCGGGCCGCGTGAGCTCGGCAACCGGCCGACCCCCGAGCCGCGGCCGAATGTAGCGCGCGAATTGCTGTGCGTAGCTCGCGAGCGACCGCGCCTTAACGGCGCCCTCGAGTGCCTCGAGCCAGTGCGCCCCGTACACGGCGACCGTGCTCGACGGGTCGACGAGCGGCACGAGGCCGCGGGCCGCGCGGAGCCGCCGACCGTGCGTCTCAAGCCACGCGGTGGCCTCGCGGTGCGTCTTGAACGCCGGATATTTCTGGCGGCCGTCGGCGTCGCGGTACTTGACGTAAAATGGCAAGGCGCGCGGCCCTGCCCACTTGCTAACCTTCATGCGCCGCCGCCTTTCGGCCGCGGGTCGCCTTGCGGGTCGGCCCATGCGCCTTGATTAGGAGCCCAAGGCTCGCCGCGGCGAGGGGCGTTACTGCGCGGGCGCCTTGCTCCCAGCGCGCCACGGTTGTCACTGTCACGTTGAGGGCGGCCGCGAGTTGGCGTTGCGTCCAACCGAGCCGCGAGCGGAGGTCTTGCACGTCCTCGCGTGTCATGCGGCGGAATATACCGTCGGTCTATGTCGGGCGCAAGGTCGCGGCGCCGGATCTTGATTCGCCCCCTCGGCGGCCGTGGCAAGGTGACGAGCTCGCCGCGCTCGACCATGGCGTAGATCGTATCCACGTGCACCTTGCGCGCCGTGGCGGCCTCCTTGGCCGTCAAGATATCGTCGGCGTGCTCGCCGCTCCGCTCGACGAGCACCGGCGCGGGGACGGGCACGCGGGCCATGCGTCGCGTCCAGGTGCGATCTTCGACGACCTCGTGCAGGAAGTAGAGCTGCGACACGGGCAGCTCGTCCACGAATTCCGTCCAATCGTCGAGGGAAAAGAGCGCGACGGCGGCGGCGAGGGCGCGAGCGTGCACGGCTAGCGCGTCCCTTCCCAGCGCGCCCCCGTTACTCGCCCCCGATTGCGCATGCAGTGCGACCTCGCGGGCGTATCCCTCGAGCCGCCCGCACGCGAAACCGCCCCACCGCCGCCGCCCCGTGCCCCCTTTGCAGAATCTAACGCAATGGCAACGAGTGCCATCCCCCTAGTCCCGATTGAATGCGCGTGTCAAGTCTTTTAGGCTTAGGACGTGCAAAAAACTGCACGGAAAACTAAACGGCGTGTTAGGATTGCTCGCGGCCGGGTGTTGACCTATGCGAAACGGGATATGGGCCGCCCGCCTCAGCTACCTCGGAGCTATGTCACCCGGCACGTGCGCTTTCGGCGTGCGATCGACGCCGCCATGCGGAAAGCGGCGCTCGAGGAGCGGCGCGGCTTTAACGACCTCGTGCAAATTGTGGTCGAGGATTGGCTAAAAGAGCGCGCCCGCACGCGCGGCGAGCACCTCGAGCTACCGACGCCGCGACCCCGGGGCGGCCGGCAACCCGGCAAGCCGCCGCGCAAGCCGTAGCTGTGCCTCGAGGGCGCCCGGGTGCACGAGGGCCGCCCAGTCGAGCACGGCGCGCGCGTCGTTCACGACGCCGGCCCGTCGCCAGCGCTTTAGCGTTGGGTCGCTAATGCCGAGTTCCCAACACGTACGGGTCGGGCCGCCGGCGGCTTGGATGGTCCTATAGACCAGATTGACCGGCGTTCTCGGCACGTTGCGGCCGTTCTTGCGGCGCCGTGGCATTGGCTACGTCTTACCGTGCGGTAGGGGTCGAAAGCAATACGGGTCGCTCTTGACACCTATGTCGGCCGGGCGTATGGTCTACGCATATGAAAACCCGTACACGCCCGCCGGTTGATTTCACGGCGCTTTGGGATTGCGCCGCCCGCAATGGCGGCGCCACGATTCGCTGGCGCGAGTCTATGCGCCTCGAGGTTACGCCCGAGGAGGTCGCCGAGGCCGCCCGCGAGCTCTCATGGCGCCATCCCGAGGCGCGCACGGGGCGCTCATGACGTGCGACGTGCGACGTCTCGGGGGCAAGGTCGACGAGCCCGAGGCCGTCGGCGCCTTGTATCACCTTGTGCCCCGCACGCCGACGCCCGGCCCCGGGCGCCTCGAGCGCCGGGCCCTGTGCGGCCTCATGCCCGGGCCGCGCTTTACGACGTGGGGCGAGCCCGAGGCGCACGCGCCGACGTGCGAGCAATGCCGCTATCTCGAGGATCCGACGCGCCCGTGGAGAGAGCTCGCCGCGTTTGTCAAAGCATGGCGCCGCCACGCCATTAGCCGCATGCCCTCGAGGCCGCGGGGAAGCAACGCCTAATGCGCTACGCCGCCCCGACGAGCCCCGCCGCCGCCCGCCCGCACGGCGGCGGGCCCGGGTCGACCGCGCATGGCGTCGCGAACGCAGTGCGCACGCGCGCCCGCACGGCCTCCGGGTCGAGCTCGAGCGTCGCACAACACGACCGGAACGAGAGCGGCCAGCGCTCGTCATCATCGGCCAACCATGCGAGCGCATCCGTGCGCGGCGTGCGCCGCGTGCCGGGAATCCGGTAACGGCGGAGGTCGTCGAGCGCCGACATGACTATCGCGAGGACTAGACGCCGCTCCCCGGAGAGCTCGCGACGCCGCGCGCGGAATGCCTCAAGCAACGCCCCGGCGTCGGTCGGATCCGGGCCGGATTCCGGCAAGCCAATCCGCCGTTGCCCGCCTGAGCGCAGTGCATCCCCTTGCGTGCGTACCCCCGAAACCGCAAAGAATGCCACCGCAACCGCCGCCTATCACATGGCGCCCACTAAGGAAAAGCCAGCTATGGAACCCGAAACCATGCCCGCCGAGGCCGCCGCTGCGGCCCCCGCTCCCGCCCTCGTGCCCGACGTCGTCGCCGAGGGGCTCGTGCTCGGCAATCCCGAGGCGCTCG